GTTCCTGCCCCGCCGTCTGCGCGTCTCGATAGTTGGCTAGAGCAATCGCGGCATCATCTCGCGCATTGCCGATAAAGGCATTGGCAAGACTGCTGCCGATCCGCTGTAGGTCATTGCTGAAGTTGTATGCGTTGCTCTTGATTGCCATGTCAGCTTCCTGTGTAAAGGCCGTAGCTTGTCCCTACGTTGCCAGCCATTTGCAGCAAATCGCCCATAGGGCTGTCGGCTGCCCGCTTTGCTGCTCTTAGATCCGCGTTCAGCACATTTGCGTTGCCCTGCATCATGTTCCCCATCATGCCGACAGTGTTTGCACTGTTAGCCATTTGTGGGTTGATGCGGTTTGCAAGGAAATCGCCAAAACCTTGCAATTCAGCAAGCGCGTTGGCTTGCTGCTGGTTAAACGCAGCGGCCCGTGCAGCTTCTGCGTTCATTGCTTCGCCAATCACAGCTGGTACGCCAGATGCGATTGGCAGTGTGCGTTGAGGAATGGTGGTCGCAGTATCAAACAAATTGCGCAAACGCTCAGTTTCCATGCCCGTGCCAGCATCAAAGGCGCTGCGCTCAAAGTTGCTGCCTGTTTTGTTTACGGCATCACGGGCCTCGCCCTCTAGCGCAACATTTGATTGGTTGAACCTATCTTCGGCAGATGCTGCCAACCTGTCAGCCCTGTTTGCTGCTTGGTTTTTTGCATATGTCCCGCCAAGTGTGGACGCGACACCGATTGCTAATGCTGGGTTACACATTACGATACCACCCTTAAACTATTGCCCTCATAAGGCGACCTAATCCCTGTTCCCGCGCGACCAGCCGCAATGCTTTCCGCTGTCTGTGGTGCGCCAGTTGCAGACACAGCTGCAACATTCGTTGACGGCCTCGAACTTGCCGTCACTTTGTCAAAACCCTCAAAGAAATTCAGATCGCCCTTGGCTGCGGGCGTTTTCAGCTTGTCTACCTCACTGCTAAAGTCAAAAGCGTTAATGGCTTCTGTCTGCGCGTTAACATCTGCTGCTGTCGTTGCACCGCCAACAAGCCCAGCCAGCTGGTCGCCTAACTTCTTTTGTTTTGCAGCCACTTCGTTGCGCCGGGCATCGCTGTATGCAGTAGCGCCTGACGCTATTCGATTGCGCTCTCGATCTCTGGCCGCATCGAGGCCGCCGATGGCGGCATCTACATCAGCCTGTGATAATAAGCCCTTCGCCTTGAAGCCTTCGTAAATACCACGCAAGCTGTCATCATAGCTTTGCGCCAACAGCGGGTTTTGATAATCAATAAAACTGCCGCCAAGATCATCGTAGAAATCATTGTTAAACGCGCCAAATGCAGCTGCCAGCTGACTCTGTTTGTCGGCAAGCGCGTTTGCTCGATTAGCCCTGGCCGCTGCTAGTTCAGCGCGTTGCTGGGCAAACGGGTCAACAGCTGGCTGGCTAGAGCCTCCCCCACCGCTGTTAAAATTGCCTTGATTGGCGCTAGGGTTGTAACGCGGGTCGCCTGTGTAAACTTGCGGTGTGCCGCCCCCAAGTGAGGCTATGGCTGTAGCCAAGCCAGGAATTTGTGGCTCACTCATAAATCCAACCTGTTCGCCCTTCTCGTTAAGCACAGGCGTTCTGTAAGACACGTCCCCACGGCTGTTGGTAACGGTGTAGCCTTCTCTTTGCCTAATAAAAGGGTTTGATGCTTGTCCTTGATCTGCATCGCCGCCTGTTGGATCGCCGCCCATAGATACCTCCTAATGCACCGTCACGTTGGACGAAATGTGTCCAATGCGATTGCCCTTTAGTGTGCGTTTGAAAAATGCCTTGCGGCACTGACCTTGGTAATGAATGTCAAACCAATCTTTTGTGCTGCGAACCATCTCGCTGACACCGCCATACGGCGCAACCATATCTATAATCCACAGCTGACCGTCCTCTGGCTCTGTAACCCAATCTTCTGGCTGCAAAGACCGGCTGCCATCGAGGTATCCCTTTTCGGCTTCTGGCGTCAAAAACGTCCAAGTCATAAAGCCAACAAGCTCTTCGGTGTCTGCATCGAAATAACACCGCGCCCGCTCAAAATGCACAGCCGGTGCAATCAAGCGGTCAATGTCTGCTGGCGAGTACGTCTTGTGAAACTCGCTGTTAGCCATCAGGCCAACAATCTCGCCTATAACAAATTCATCAAATGCGGTGTTCAGTATCATCACGATTTCACCGAACTGCTGCCCTTAAAATCAAACAACCCACTGTCGTAGCGATTTTTGCCACGGCGCTCCAAATCAGCTTGCGTGGACAAGCCTTCAGCTGCACCGGCAAACAAGTTAATTAGCGGATCAAACACCGGTATTTCGTTAAGCGACCTTGCCCGCTGCGCCGCATTGGCAGCCACAAGTGTTGGATTGGCGATGTTCATGTTCTGGCTGCGCAGATCAGACTTTGCTGATTCTACCTGTGACCTAGCCGTGTTGGCATACTCGTTGGCCTTGCTGCCCATCTGGCGCTCGTACTCACCTTTTTTCTTGAGAAGGTCGGCCCTGCGCCTAGCGGCTGCGGACGAGTTTAGTAGATTGCTGTCTGCCAAGGCCAAGGTCAGCGCTTTAAAAGCATCTTCGTACTGGTCTGTAACTTGCGGCCTGGCAAAATCAAGGTATGCGTTACGCCGGCTGTCGTAGAACGCATCATCAAAGCCTTTGAACTGATCGGTGATTTTTGCATCACCCTCTCTGATACGCGCCTGACGCTCTTCTTCAGCCCTTCGACGCGCTGCCGCGCCGCCATCACCGCCGCTACCACCAATACACATTAGCTTACCACTCCTGGGCTATGCCACTTTACCGTACCGGGCTGCGATTCTTGCGGTCTTACATAGGCAAAATTTACAAAGTCCTCGCCGTTCTTGCCGTAGCCCTTGATTACGCTTTCTTCTTCCAAGCCTAAAAACTTCAGCCAATTATGGACGCTTGAATATCCAGCTATCGACTGTGCCTCCACTCGATGAGCGCCAGCATTGTCCAATGTTGGTATTATACTCTTGATAATGAGCTTTGTCAGCGAAAGGTGGATTTTGTCGAACTGGTTGGTCGCAACTAACCCCATATTCCACACACCCTTACGCAGCGGCATATAAGTAAAAGCAGCTATGCCGCCAATCTCTTTGGTTCCGCAAACAATAGTCGTTTCAGACTTCGACCAAGACCTAGCTATTTCATCAGCTAACTCATGCCTTGTTTCTGCAAAACTCAATGCAGAACACTCGTCAAAGTCACGATCACGCATGTGCAGCGCAATGTCGTAAATTGCTCCGATAGTTGCTGGTTGCCACATCATCCTGACTCGGCCCCCTCATAATGGAGCGCAATATTGCCCAACCTTGCTTCGCCAGCTTTAGTGCATGTAATTTTAGGGGCAATGTGCGTTGAATAGCCCGTCATCGTTGCTCGACCAAGGCCATATGTCGTGCGCGTGACCGTCGCTATGTTTTGTATGGCAGTAATATCTGTGGGATCTGTCGCAACGCTGATGTCCCATTGGTTCGTACAAGTCACGTCAATTCCGGTAAAATCCTTGCTGTCAGCCGGCCGGCCAGCATCGAGGAACGGCATTTGCACTTCTACCGTGCTGCTGTCAAAGGTGTTTCCTAGCTTGCCGCCCAAGCTAAACAAGTTGTCTCCGCTGCGGCAAAGCACTTGTTCTCCGTCATACGCCCACCTATCGATTACAAAGCCGGGTTCATATGTAGACCATGCGGACACTTTGCTGGACGGGAAGTAGCTGAATACAAACACCGTGCTTCCAATCGCAAGCAAATATCTTCCTGTCCGTGGGTCAAGTATTCCTTGCGCTTCTTCGCCGTTATCTTCGTTGTTCCTGATTTCGGCAATAACAGTCTCATCAATCGGGTTGCCAATGTCGCCAACAAAAGCCGCGTTGGAAGAATCCCTTGCTCTAAGGCTCCTAACGCCCGACACACCAAGATAGAAAACATCGTTGTCTCCAAACTCAACAACAGATTGTGGCGCGATTGTGCCTGTGTTGTTCAACACCTGTATTTGTTGGTTGAGGTTTTCATCAGAACTGACAAACCAAATCTGGATTGCCTGTTTTGCAAAAACTGCGATGTTATCAAAATAGTTGGCTATAGCCTGTAAGTCTTCCGAACCTGATGCGTTGTTCGACAAGTTGATAAAGCCAGCACCTACAGATCCATCATTCCATTCTGTTGGGTCATTAACACCGCTGAAGTGCAGCAAGCTATCTGACAATGCGTACATTTTAGTCTTAGCCGGCCTAATAAACCCGCCTGGCGTAAACCCGTTGATAGCGTTTGACGTTGCGCCACCATCTAAAAAGTTTTGGCTGCTCGGCACAAATGCTGTTGTCACATTGCCAGCCACAGACACAACAATCGCAAAATTGTTAAATGATGAACCTGATTCACGCGAAATAATGTTTATGTTCGCGCCAGTAGAAGTTGCCTCATACTCTGGCGCTGAAGCAAAATCGTTGATGGCGTCAGCAATAGCCTCGGCTGTTGCAGAGTTTGATGCAGCCCAAGGTATTTGAGCGCCGATAACACTGACGCCGTTTACCGTTATGTCGGTAACAGCATTGTCAACGCCGCCAGACATATTAGTGACGCTGCCCACCGTTGCCGCGCCGTCCACCTGTACAGCTACAACAAAACCATTAACCGAAATGCCTACGGTTGCAGAGGTAATCGTAACAACCGCGCCAGATGCTGAAGCAGTGTAGTTAGGTGTGCTCGTGTTGTTGTTGATAGCGTTGGCGATGTTGGTCGCTGTGGTCGAGTTGTTGCCTGTGTGCGCTACGGCTGTGGAAATAAGGTCAACATTGTTCACGGTAACTGTACGGATGTTGTCGCCGGGGTTAGCTGTGCCGCCAGTTACAGTAAACGATCCGGTTGCTGCTGTTCCGCCAGCCGTACCGCCAGTAATTTGTATTTTTGCCCTCGCTCTTCCGTCAAACCAATCTGTGATACGAGTGCCGTCGTAATAATGAAATATACGACCATCAGCAAACTGCGCTGCCGCGTAAACTCTGCCGTTAAAGAAGTCAGTATCAAGAATTTTGGTCAACGCCGTGCCGCTGGGGTGTTGCAGCCTAACGTAGTTCACGTTTGCAGGAGTGCCGGCCGCAAACGTAACACTGGACGCCGCTTGGTCGCCAAAAACGTAGATCTGACCGTTTGCAGCTGCCAGACCTTTAGTGTTTGCCGGCAGCGTGGCAAGCGATACAAACGCTGGCCGTTTTTCAATCTCACCGCCTCGCGTAATGTGGGCATTTTTCAAGGTGACTAGGGTGCCAGGTGTTGCCGTCACATTAGATCGCCTAGTGTCTAGGCCACCTCTGAAATCTTCGACAAGAATGTACGGCATGTCAGCTGCCTGTTGTTGCTATCAGGGGTGGCCCTTTCGGACGGTACATGCCTTCTGGCTCACCGCCGCCGATCACAAATGTTTCGGTCTTTGCCAACCGCGCCTTCAGTCTTGAATAATGTGCTTGTGCCTGCGCCAACTTGTTTTGAGCGTCGGCTTGCTTTTGCCTAGCCAGCATTTCAGCAGCCGCGTACAAAATAATTAGCTGGTCATCGAGGTCAGCCCTGTCTGTTTCTTGAATTAACCCACCGAGATTGCGGATCCCGTGAAACCGCAACATGCCTTGTTTAGTGGCGGTATCGCTGTTTTCTGACGGGATAGGCCAAACCTCAATTTGATTGTTTTCATGCGCATCAAACCGCTGAATAGGGTATGACCGCACATCCCTGTCGCTGTCATGCTGGTTATACTGCGCAGCGCCTATGCCATACTCTATCTTTTCCCAATAGTCTCCGTGCTTAAATTCAACACGCTCAACACGCTCAAACACTATATCGCTAGGCAAATCATAATATCGCTGCCCGGCAGAAATGGTTATGTCGCGCTGTACGCGCAGAAACGGCCATGCGTAATCATCCCACAGCCGCCTCTGGTTTCGCTGAATGACATTAACCAGCACATCCCTAGTAGACTTCCCAAGAGAAGGCTCAAGCGAATGACCAATCTCAGAACGCAAGTCGTTAATTAGTATGCCAAGGGTTGTGCCTCTTGCCATTTGCTCACTCCTCTACAAACGCCTCATTCGCGTCAGTCGTTGGGTCGTCTGCCACGAAATGACCCGCCTTCGTGCGAGCACGTTTTTTGGAGGCCGCTTTTTTGGCAGCTTTTTTTGGCTTCGACTTAACTTCTGTAAGCCAAACCTGATCCATGTAGCTGTCTTCAATCTTCGCAGCAGCAAGCGTAGTCGGTACATCACCGTACTTGCCAAAAACCTGTTCCACCGTCGCGTCATCATACAACTCCCCCAAACGATTACGTTCTGCATCACCATCATGGTCAAAAGAGCCAGTGGGTTTGATGTTGGAAACTGCGTGGTCGCCGTGGATATTCCGCAGCAAAACAATCTCTGCTGAAGTTACAAATTGTTTAACGACAACATGAGTAATGTCACCGCCGATAGCTAAACACGCTGAATGGTGTTCCATATTTTCCTCTCCTTGGTGCAAGACGCGGCAACCTCACCAGTGTAAAAAAGGCTGCCGCGCCTATGGGTTAGCTGATTTCGTAAACGCCGTGGCAATTAAGCTGTGACGCACACAAAACAGCGGTTGTGGTGATAGCGCGGAACATGACGTACTGCGTAGCCGGGCGGGCTGGCGCATGACGCTTCATCTTTTCGCCATCCATGTAATGCAAATACATTTTGGACGGGTCCATGATGTAACAACGCTTTGACGGATCTTTGCCCGAAATGGTCAGGTCATCGAGGGTCGGATCATATTGGAAAACCATTCCATTATAATTAATCTCACCCATTGAGATGTCCTGGTTACGAGCAAAGCCAGTGTTGCTGTAGTTACCATTCCTGCGCAGTTCGTCTGCAAGACGATCAAGGAACGCTGACCCAGCAAGTGCAAGTGTAGGCTTGCCACCAAAACGCTTCAGCTGACGCATCTCGGAGTGCAGTAGTTCGATCAACTCCTGACCAGAAGAAGTAGTCGAGATCGCTACATTTGCTCGGTTTCTCCACCATGTATTCGTTACAGTGGAAAGACCGCCGACAGTCGTGCCAGATGCAGACGGGTCATCCACAATGATCGAGCGGATACCAGCAAGTGCAGTCGCGCTGCCAGAACCATCGCCATACAGCAGATCGTTCATGCCACGCGAGTAGCCTTCCATCATGTCATCGAGCTTGTCTTCAAGCAGATTCGCCAACACAGTAGCGTCACGGCCACTATGGTTTGACGTGCTTGCGCTGTTCAGCGAGTCCGTAACACTGATGCCGTCTTTTTTCAGTTCGGTCAGTGTCAGCGAAATACCAGCATGATGCTCTTTCCATGCGTAGTTCACACGCTGAATGTTTGCCGGATTTGCATATGACACAGTGTCGTTATGCGTATAACCGGAAACAGTGGTGGTGTATGTACCCTTCACCGCCATAGACACGTTTTCTTTGCCGCCTGGGAACGTCTTTGCAGATTTGTCCATAGCAGCAAGAAGCGGTTTGTCTTGAAGTGAATTGGCATACACAGTGCCACGGTCGATGTAATAATCGAGCGCGGCGTTGGCGATATTCGCCAGTTCGGCAGAAGAAAATGCCATTACCGTTACTCCAAATTAAGTGGAGCCTTGTGCCATAGCGTTTTGTACTGCTTCCAACAGACTGTTAGGCTCTGGCGTAGGCGTTCCACCAAGTTTTCCACCCGATGCCGTTCTCATGGGCCGTCTGGTAACAGTCCGCTGCTTAAACCTGTCATTCACCGTCTTATAAGCCTCGTTAGCCATCGCTATAGCTGCTTCGTCGGTGTCTGGCCGGCCACGTTCTGCAACCAATACCCTTACACGGTCATCGATCTCATCTTGCTTGAGGTCAAAATCGGGATCCTGTTGACGGGCTTTCATTTCCCAAGCTGTGACAGTCTGCGCTAAACCTTCCAAATGCTGTGCGCTTTGCGCTTGCACCTGTTGTTCCTGTACGCGCTCATTCGTCTGCCGCAGCCTGTTGGCTTCAGCCCGCGCCCTAGCGAGTTCCTTACCGGCATCCTCATCCATGTAGCCATCATCAACCCGTGTACGAATGTCGTCAGGCATCGTGTCACCAGTCAGCTGCCGCAGTGTCTCCATGTACGGAGTCAGTGCTTCTAACGCCCTTTGCGGATCGTTTTTCATCAACGCCATGATCTGCAAGCCCGTAGAGGCTTCTTCGGAGTTAATGTTGTTTTCCGCTAAGTAGTTAGTGATCTGCTGGTACTGTCTATGCCCTTCCTTAAATTCGTTCTTCTGGCTAATGACTTTCTGGAATCGATCATACGGAACCGGCCCTCGATCAGGCACTTCGCCATCGTCATCCTCGTCTTCAGAGGCTTGCAATGGGTCAGCTTCTTCCTCGTCAAAGTCACCTTCTTCAACCTCAACGGATTGCGACTCCGCTTCCTCGTTTTCATCACTTTCAATCGCGCTTTGCACGACTGACAGCAAATCCTCCTCGGTTTCGCTATCTGCGCTAGACGTTGGCGCTTCCTGCTCTGCTTCCAGACCAAGTTCGTCTTGTGTTTCAGAGTCGGTGGACGTTTCCAACTCTTTCGGTTCATTGACCATATTTGCGTCCCTTCTCCATTAGTTTAGCTTTGTTGATCGTAATCTTCAACAAAACCTCATTGATTATTGCCCATAGGTGGAAGTGACCCACTTGCACCGGCATTTAACATAGGTGCGTTAGCCGCCCCTCCCGATTGCGGCCCAGCTAATGCTGGATCGCCAGTTCCCGGCCCCTGTGCCTGATTCATAGCTACAACGGACGGAATCTTTTCAACGATTGCTTGTGTAATATCCAGCTTGTCATCAAGCCGTTTCAGCAACTCTTTTGCCAGCCAGCTTGGATCGATGCCGGGAATTTGCAACAGGAACGGCATAATACGCTCGATGTTCTGCAACTCGGCAGCGCGGTTCGGCTTGCCTGTAGATCCCGCCTCGATCTCAAGAAACACTTCTTCCATGATTTCTTCGCGGGTCATCTCAGGCCATGCAGCACCAGGGCCGACAATCTTCTTTACTTCATCGACAGACATTTCATGCAGCATCACCTGACCAGCTGCACGGGCAATCTCGGACATAAAACTGTCCAAATCATCGACGTTAGCGCCCAAGCTAGACATCCTCGATGATTCAGCAATGCTGGTTTCAGTAGCCGTTGCCTTTGACAAGCCGCCAAAGTTAGCCTCCTGTGCGCCTACCACCAGTTGCACATCGTCAAAAATCGTTTTGACTTCGTACAGGTTAGGGTCAATGCCAATCTGCGCTACCGGCTGGATGACATCATTGACCTTTTGGCCAGACGCCAAGGCTTGCAGTTCGATGACCGCGTTTGCCGGGTGCGTGGCCAGCTTTGCCTTATCTTCTTCTTCCAGCATACCGGCCGGCGCTGCGTATTTAGGCCGGTTTGCCCGACGATGCTCTCGCAAGCCTTGGCGGGCGCGATTGTATTCGTTCTGCATCGGCATTAGCAGCTTGATGTCAGACGGCGGGTACAGCACATCTTTGTGCTCTATTTCGTTAAACACCAATGGGAAGATAGGGAAAAACGCTTCGACCTTCACATCCGGTGCCATTGGCTCTCGCAGAAAATCGTTGTAGCCGTCTGCAAGGCAATACTGCAAACCACTCTTGCGATCATAGTATTCGTAAACCAGCACCAGACCCTCTTTGTGCTGTTTGTTTACATCGATCTCGTCACGGGATGACCGGGTGTAACTATCACCCTCTCCCATCAAACGGCCCTTTACATCATAGCTGCTGTACTTGTCCTTGATATCGATGCCAAAGATTTCATGCACATCATCTGGCGTCAGATACATCTCATGCGCAATCCAGTTCGCGCCAACAAAGCCCCGCAGCTGACGACACATAGGATCGACAATGATTGCGTTACTTTCTGGGAAGTCGAACAACATGCCTTCGCGTACAATCATCATCGGCTCTTCCGACAATGCCTTGAGCGACAGCATCAATTCTTCGATTTGCGGGTCATCTTCTTGGATCTTGCCGTCAGCTGCTTGCTCTGCAATGCGCGAAATGTAGTCAATTTGCGCCTGCACATCAGCAATCTGCGCTGCCACTTCCGGCTGCCTATCCATATCACGCTGGAAGCCCAGCTTCACATAGCCCACACCAGTTGTAATGACGCGGCGTACCAAACCTTTCATCTGCGACTTAAATGTCGGGGTTTGTTCGTGCATAAAGTAATCAAACAGCTGCTCTAGGGTTTTCGCCACATTATCGAGCATGGCGCGATGTGTTTGGCCCTGCATGTAATCTTGAATAATGGCTTGTGCCTCAAATGGCACCGGCAAACCGCTTTGTGCGGCCGTCTGTGACGCTTGATATGCCATTCCCAGTGTAGTTTCGTCGCCGTCCCATACTGAATAATCCATGCGCTCACGGCGCGTTGCTACAGCCCGTGGATTCTTGGCATACAAAGCCGCTGTCCGTTGCTGAACATGCCGCTGCAAAATGTTGGCGACATAGTTGCTGTCGTTCCACTCGCGGTCATCGTAACCGTTTAAGGCAGCGTCCATGTCTTTGGTCATCTGTTTAAACGCTTTTTCGTGAAACTTTTTCGCGTTTTTGATGCGCGACGAAATCTCAGAAACTAAACGCTTTCTGCGCTCCGTGGCCTCTGGCTTTTCTTCCTCGACCACGGTTACAGCCATAAAATCATCGTTGTGCATCACCAGCCACCTGTCGTGTTATGGATTTTGTCGTGTTTCTTTCGCATTTCAGAGTCCCACTTAACCCATGCAAGTGTCCCTACCTCTGGAATTTTGTTTTTGTTGACGATTGTGCCTCCTGGTGTTGTCAAACGATCTAAGCCCATGCCAACCCATGCGATTGTGTCCACAAAATCATCATGCCGGCTGTTAGGAAACTTCAGCAGTTCATCAACAGCCTTTTGCGTCCAGTGTGATGTCTTTGGCAGCTTGACCTTTTTCATAGCCATTCGCCCTAAGATCGATTGCGCCCGCTGGACCTTGTTCGCAACAGGCGTTACTTCCTCGATGCGGCAGTAAGTGCGCTCTTCGGCCATACGCTTGCGCAAAAATGGCCCGATAGCCTTACTGATATGGCCTTTCTCAGCCCACCAGATCAGCGGCTTGTGCTTCTTTATCAAAGCCAACATTGCCGTTACAACCTTGTCTGTAGGTTGTTTTTCCCACCAGCAATCCAGCAAATAAATGTCATCATTGTCATCGACGCCTACGACAAGCAGGCAGGTGGCGTCATTGCGCGTTTTATCTACGCCGACAGCATGGTCTGAAGCAGCGTAGATGCGCAGATCCTTTGGCAATTCTTTCTTATCGTAGAAGCAAAGATTTGCCCGGTTAAATAGATCGCCGTCTTCTGGTGTCGGGCGCTGCTGATAAAGTGCTGTAAATCCGCGACTGTCGAGCCTCCGCTGCGCCTCCATAAACTCCATGTCAAAACGCTCTGGCCACAGCAGTTCACCTGGCTCACGGCCTAACGGGTCTTCGTCTTCAGCCAGTGCTGGCAGATTAATGATCTTCCACTTCGACGCTTCTTCCTCGGTGTAGTGCGGGTTGGTGGGATCCGTCAGCCTCCCGATAAGATCGTCCTCATGCCAGCGTGTCTGCACAATCACAATGCTGGCAGATGCTGTCATCAAGCGAGTCATCAGGACTTGCGTAAACCATGTCCACAGCTGTTCGCGCAACGTGGGGCTGCCAGCCTCAAGACTATCTTTGATAGGGTCATCGAGAATAACAAAGTCGCCGCCACGGCCAGTGATCGAGCCGCCTCGGCCCACAAACACCGACATACCGCCTGTGCCTGTCTGAATCCTAGATTTAGACGCACCGCCTTGGCGCAGACTGTGACGCGGGAACACATGCTTGTACTGCGGCGACGACATAATCGCTCGACAATCAGCACCAAAGTCTTTTGCAAAGTCTTCGTTGTATGTGGCGAAAATGACGTTGCGATACGGGTCTTTGCCCACAAGCCACGGGATAAACCGCCTTGAAATCAACTCTGATTTGCCGTGACGCGGCGGCATACAGACAATCAAGCGCGGAATATGGCCCATTTCGACCTTTTCCAGCACTTTTGCCAATGCTCGATGGTGCTTGGCGTCCTTAAACAACGATGCCTCGACGTTATCGTGGTCATCTGGGTCGGGCATGGTCAGTTTAGTGAATTTGAGGAAGTCTGTACGCGCCTCAATAGCCGTTTTCTGCCTTTTTGCGGCAGAAATACGCTTATCAAGGTCGTTCAGCTGCTTCGCAGACGCCATTACACTGGCACTCCTTCGTTTTTGAGCACCTCAAGGTTCTCCATTTCCATTGCTGCCTCGGTTGTGTGCTGATTACGCTTCAGCCAACCCTTACCAAACGTGTCAAAAGTGGACAGTTCTCTGTAAAAAGCCTCACGCTCAACACCCATAGCCCTAATGATGTCTTGGTTTTCCATTTTTTCGACCATTCCCAAGGTCTGCGGCCCAATCCCGCCGTCAACAGTGGCACCCACAACGCGCTGCAATATCTTGCCGGCCCTGCCTGGCCCGCTGTTAACTGCAATGTCAAAAACCATGAGGTCTACGCCAGTCGGAAGTTCGTCACATTTACACTTCGTCCAGTAGTTCTGGTGATAGATTGGACGAACATCCTTTTCTTTAAGGCCACGCATCGTTTCTTCGTCAGCGTCAGTCTCGTAAAACTCATCATATACTTTTTTAGTGACGCCTAAATTGGTCTGGCCACCAGGATCTTTTGGATGATTCACATAGCCGCCTTCTGACCGCAGCATCGTTCTCAAGCAATATTCAAAATTGTGTTCCATCACTTTTTCCCGAAAAATTTGGTTGCTGATCTGACGCCAAAGCTGGCGGCCACAATCACACCAAGGGTGTACTGATACCAATCAGGCATCATCTCTAGCGCCGCAAATCCCTCTGCAACGATTGTTCTGCCCCACTCTCCACAAAATGAAAGTATGAGGGGTATGCTGAAAAGACCGACGAGCCACTCATCTTTGAGTGAATTTTGGCTGCCCTTCGCCATCAGCTTTTCCCACTCCGCAGTCGATGTCGCTGCTGACACCATTACGGCAGCTTCCGCTTCGGCCTTTGCCTTGGCGACAGCGGTTTTGCCCCGCTGTTCCTCGGTCTTTGAATCCATCCATGAACCAACAAGGCCGCTAATAGGCCCGATTAACGCCTGTATCATTTCCTAGCCATCCAAGCTGTTGTTCCCATATACGCGCCGACAATCCCCGCGCCCGAAATGTAAAAGAGGCTGCTAACCTCGCTAAGTGCGGTTATGCGCTCGATGCTGATCCAAGGCGTAAACATGGCAGCTGTAAAAGCACCCATGCCGATTAACGTCCATCGAGCCATGCGCAGCTGCGCCAAACTCTTGCGCAGATCCCGCTCGGTTTCCCGTATTTCCTTGGCATGTTCCAACTCCTCATCAGTCACAACGCCATCGCCGTCCATGTCGTACTTCTCATATTCACTAGCCGGCTGTAGCTTCTTGCCCATCACTGGCTCTCCTTAATAGCTTCCAAAACATCGTAAACATTCGGCGGCGGCGGTTGGTCGGGGTTCCATTGGCACAAGTATTCCCGTGGCTTCCATTCGCGTGGGTTGAGCGAAAAAAACAGGGTTTCTTGTGTATTGTGCGCACCTCGATACACGCAAACCTCCTGTTTCTTGTCTAATTTCATGCACTTCACCAGCCGGCAAACGGTCATGTCGTTTGCCCAATCGCTTGCCCTTGCGGTGTGTGCCTTTAACAACAAGACAAAACCTGTCAGCACAGACAGACCAATGCCCGCCACCACAACCCAGGCCACTATCTCGACAAACTTCCGACGCTTTTCTCGCTGCTTGTAGATTGTTTCGGCCCTTTGCTTCCTGATTTTCGCCTCGGTTGCTAACAAATCGTTCCAAGCCTTTTGACCTAATGTCAGCTGCACGAATTGGCGGAGTTCGTTTCTTTGCGATTCTGCCTGTCGCCTGGCCGCGAAGATTTCGATGCTCTCCTGTTCGATTGATTTTCCACGAAACAGTTTTGCAAACAGGGGTGGGTTCTGAATCTCCTTTTCTGCTTGTGATAGGTCCGACAGCGCACCCATCCACCTCGACAGATCGCCGGCCATCGACTCCAGGTCGCGGCCCACGGAAAATCCTGTTTTTAAAATTTTGAAGGACTGAGCCGCGATAGAAGCAGCTGCTGCTATTTCGATCATTGTCAGTCGCTCCTTTCAACACAGTCATTAAAAAAACTACCCACTAAGAATAATGCCAAGCAGCAAGACTATCGTTGTGCCAGCACTGCCGACCATGATGGCCTCAAGCCGCTTCACGCGGCTTAACAATTCTATAAACCTTTCTTGAGACACAGCCGTCAACGTGTCCAACTCTGCCTTAACACTTGATGCTGTGGGTTTGCTCATTAAGTTCTTCCTTGAACGGTTCCGTTGTTCGTAAATGTGACCCTGTTTATGTGACGGATGTACTTGCCGGCTGCACCTCCGCCAGAGCCTGACGAACCGCCGGAACCGCCGGAGCCGTTTGTGTAGTTGCCGTTTCCGCCGGAATTTCCTGACGAACCAGAATTTCCTGACGAACCAGAATTTCCAAAACTGGCTCCATTTCCGCCGCTTCCGCCATTTCCGCCAGAACCGCCATTGCCAGCGTTAGACCCGCCGCTACTGCCACCAGAGCCGCTGCCGCCAGAAGAACCCGAAGCAGCTGATTGGTTGTAACCTTGGCCTCGACCACCATTGCCGCCACTGCCGCCAGAACCGCCAGAGCCACCATTGTAATAAGTGTAGGTAGTAACCTGTCCTCGCCGCCGAAGTTGGTAATAAAACTGTCTAGGGTGCGAATAGTCGGCTTGATAAACACTTCCACGCTGGTATTGGTAGCTTCCAAATTGTCTTGGGTTGCTGAAGCTGGTGGTTGAACCAACTACTTGTCCGTTCCAGTAAAAGTAAATGTAGACACTACTTTCGTCGTAATGCGCCCAACTGTTTCCGCTTGTGTGTGTGTAATATGAGGTGTAGCTGCCCCATCCAGTTCCCGAAACACGGCCTTGGCCACCTGTGCCACCAGAGCCGCCATTGCCGCCTTTACCGCCACCACCGCCCCCAGCACGAATTGTGCCGTTGTTGATGAGAATACAATTAGCGTCAGCCTCAAAGGCATCTCCACCCGTGCCACCATTGGCAGACCCACCAGCACCAGATAATATCCCGTTGTTGATGATCGTCATTGTTCCAGATAAACCGGTATTTATTTGCAACGCTTCCTCTGATGTGCTGGTTGCGCCAAGTTCGACACCGGAGTTGATAACGATTTCTTTAGGGTAATTAACACCGTAGTCATCTCCAAAAACAGAAGACGCATTCTCGTTAGTTGCACCGCTGCTATATGTTTTGCGGAAGCCTCTAGCTGTGCCACGAAAGTTATCAATGCGGATAACACCGGATGTAGGAACAGATGCCGCAAGATTATCAGCAGTATTGTTAGCGGCTTTCTGACGTACATGACTACCGCCACGGTACATTTCAGAAATTTTAATCGTGCCAGAACGACCCCACTCATTGCGGATGTCTGACATTTTTACGGTGCCGCTACCTATAGGCATTAAACTGTCCCAAATGCTGTTAAGTCATCAACAGTTACAATCTCACCGTTTGATGCAAACTTGATCTTGGCTGTTCCGTTGTACTTAAATATAAGATCATTCCCAGATAACTCGATCTCCCACTTGGTAGACCCACCAACAGACACACCATCTGTTTCTGCTGT